GCACCCGGACCGAAGCGAAGCTTAATGTCCGAAAGACTAGGCAGATCACCAAGAATCGAGGAGATTTTTTGCTGAGCAAGAAAGAGTACTTGCTCAACACGAGGGGTAAATTGGAATCTACCGCTCGACCAAGATTTGAAGATCTGATTCGTCTTAAGGCAAGCTTCCTCCGAATCATAGAACTTACGAAGGGCGACAGCCCGCTTATCTACTCCAATGTCAAGGTCTTTGCGTTTTGAGAAGAACGCGAGACATTGTCGGAGTGAGACTGCGGAGGCTGCCGATAGCTCCCCGTAAGCAAGATCATAGTTGCACAGAAGACCACAATCACGGCTAGTAATACCAGCAATGATATGTTTCCTATCTGCGCAGCTCGAGGGGATACCCTCGGCGATCTCGGATGCGATCCTAAAAAGAATCTCATTACTTTCCTCTGTAGAAAATTCTTCGTCCCAGCGCGTTAGATGGCGCATAATAAAAGCTCCTTATATCGGAAGTTGGGATTAGTGTAGGCGAGAGCCTACAAGAGACCAGTCAAAGTGAGTATTAGCTCACTGCGATGAGTTGGTCGAAGAGCTCCGGCAGAGGACCGGTTTGAACCGGGGTAACAGTAGTAGAAATGTTACCAAGGATGTTTGCGGCCAATTGGCGAGCAAGGCGACGGCCTGCATCGTCGGAGCGCTCGTGGAAGAAGCCGGTCATAACGACCGTATTCTCATAAGCGACCTTCGGTGCAGCAGTATAGCCTGCAGCGTTTTGACCGGAAACGGATTCCATAACAGGAACGACTACACGACACTCCGTGCGCCAGACACCCGAGTTGTTGCGCTGCATTTTCATGGTAGCGCGGACTTGAGCGTACACAGGAACGCCAGCTTTTGCTTCACGCCAGAGGGCTTCAATAATGCCCTTTTCGCGAGTAACAGAGATGGCTTTCAGAGTGTGGGACACAGGAGTGGCGGCACCGTCAAAGACGGTGATATCTGCGATTTGTGACATACAGAACCTCGATTGGATTAACCACCAGGATTTAGGTGGTGTCGCTGATTAAAGATCACCCACTTGAGCGACCGTGGAAACGGTCGAAAAGACTCAAAATGGGACGACGCTGCTCAAGGAGGGCCAGGCTGGTAACAGCATGGCGAAATGTCAAGCTCTTCGACAATCCTTTCATGGATGGAAGAGGAACTGACAACGAGGAAGATACAGTTCTTGTAACGTCGACACTAAGATACTTGTAGTTACTGAGACCGAGAATAAAATCGATTCCAGAACCAGCAGGTACAGTGGCGCCGTCGCAGCGAATTGTGCGTTTCCGCGTAGTAACAAATGTCCCCGAAAGGGAACGTGCCACACCTAAGGCTGAGAGATAGTTCCCAACGGGAATAAACCAATCAGCAACAAAGGAGAAGGGAAGCTTCTCCCACGCAATTGAGGCTACATCCGTAAGGCCAGACAAGGAGACAGAGTCAACATTGCTTAAATAAGCAACAATTTGACCAGATTCCTCGCCGTAGCCGATCGGAGATAAATAGCCCCAGTTGAGAGGAGAACGCGTCCTGTGGCGGACAACGACCCGAGATTGAAAGGGCACAGACGTCTGATGAGCAAGAAACTCAGCAGCCGATTGTACGTC